GAAAAGGAGATAGAAAAACAGAAGTTGGTCTCAAAGGTACTATACAAGGTATGTCATTTGAGAAAGATCCAACAAATGGTGTAGGGGGTCCGGTAAAATACTTCTTCCATGAGGAGGCAGGTATTGCACCAAAGATGGATCAAACATATGAGTATATGCGTCCAGCCATGAGATCAGGTATGGTTACTACAGGTATGTTTATTGCAGCAGGATCTGTGGGTGACTTGTCTCAATGTAATCCATTAAGAGATATGATTCTTAATCCTACATCAAAAGATATTTATGCTGTAGAAACAGATCTTATAGATTCAAAAGGTACTGTAGGTTTGTCAGGTTTATTTATTCCTGAACAATGGTCTATGCCACCTCACATTGATGATTTTGGTAATTCACTTGTAGAAGAAGCATTAAAAGCTTTAGATGAACAGTTTGCCAAATGGAAAGATGAGTTGGCCCCAGAAGATTACCAGTTAAGGATTTCTCAGCATCCTAGAAATATTGAAGAAGCATTTGCACACAGGAGTGTATCTGTATTCCCTCCACATTTAGTTGCTGCACAGCAAAGAAGAATAGAAGAGAAAGAATATGCATATGAGTTTTTAGATATTGCTACAGATGAAAATGGTAAAGTTGCTGTAAAACAAAGCAATAAACAACCAATTAAAGAATTCCCAATATCTAAAAAAACAGAAGATAAAACAGGAGTACTTGTTGTATGGGAAAGACCAATTGCTGATCCTACATTTGGACAGTATTATGCTTCTATTGACCCCGTATCAGAAGGTAAAACAACAACATCAGAATCACTCTGTTCTATTTATATTATGAAAGCTCCTGTAGAAGTTACCAAGGTTACAGGTGGTGAAACAGAAACATACATAGAACCAGATAAAATTGTAGCAGCATGGTGCGGTAGATTTGATGATATCAATAAAACTCACCAGAGATTGGAGTTAATCATAGAATGGTATAATGCCTGGACACTTATTGAGAATAACATCTCATTATTTATCCAGTACATGATATCAAGAAAGAAGCAAAGGTATCTTGTTCCTAAGAGTCAGATCATGTTCCTTAAAGATCTTGGTTCTAATGCTAACGTCTTCCAGGAGTATGGTTGGAAAAATACAGGGACTCTATTTAAAGCTCACTTATTAAGTTATGTGATTGAGTACACCAAAGAAGAGTTGGATGTGGAAACTAAACCGGATGGTACAATTGTACGTACAAAATACGGGATTGAAAGGATTCCAGATCCAATGTTACTTAAAGAAATGCAAGAATATGCAGAAGGTGTCAACGTGGATAGACTTGTATCATTTGCAGCATTAGTTGCATTTATGAGAATCCAACAAGCAAATAGAGGTTATGCAAGAAGAGTAGTCATGGATGATGCTGCTAAAAACTTGCAAAAGTCAGAAAATTTGTTTAAATTAAATAAGAGTCCTTTTCGTAATATAGGTAATAATAACTTTAGAAATTCTGGTTTTAAAAAATCAGCATTCAGAAATTTTAAATAAGTACTATGAAAGTAATTAATGCTTTACAAGCAAAAAATGGTGCTAAAGTAGAAAGTAATAGGTTGGGTAGTATTACCCAGCCCCTTCAGTTTATTCCAAAAAAAGATAAGGATGACAAATGGGCTGCATGGAATTTAGACTGGGTTGAATGGCAAGGACTAAAACAACTCCGTAGAAATGCCCGCAGAATAATGAAAAACTACAAACTTGCCAAAGGTATTATTGACAAGTCTGATTATATTGTAGAGGATAACAATGAATACAGAGACATAGTAGAAGTTCTTACAAAAGAAGATATGTCTGCATTAGAACTTAAGTTCTATCCAATTATCCCAAATGTTATTAATGTCTTAGTAGCAGAATTTGCTAAGAGATCAACTAAACTTACATACCGTGCAGTAGATGAGCTTTCATATAATGAAATGCTTGAGCAAAAAAGAAAAATGGTAGAAGACACATTGATGGATGATGCCAGAATGAAAATTGCTTCTGCCCTTATGGATCAAGGTTTAGATCCAGCATCTGAAGAGTTTCAACAAGAGACTTCTCCAGAAAAATTAAAATCCCTTCCAGAAATTGAAATGTTCTTCAGAAAAGATTATAGATCTATGATTGAAGAATGGGCAACTCATCAGCATCAAGTAGATGTTGAAAGATTCAGAATGCATGAGCTAGAGGAAAGAGGTTTCCGTGATATGTTAATCACAGACCGTGAGTTCTGGCACATGAGAATGATGGAAGATGACTATGAAGTAGAATTATGGAATCCAGCAATTACATTCTATCACAAGTCTCCAGATGCAAGATATATTTCTCAAGCTAACTGGGTTGGGAAAACAGATATGATGACTCCATCAGATGTTATTGATAGATATGGTTATTTGATGACAGAAGAACAACTTGCTGCATTAGAAGCTGTATACCCAATCAGATCTGCTGGTTATTCTGTTGGAGGTTACCAAAATGATGGTACATTCTATGATGGAACTAAATCACATGATTGGAATACAAACATGCCATCATTAGCATATAGACAATACACTACTGCAATGGGTGGTGCTGTATTAGAAGGTGGTGACATTATTACTCAGATTTTATCTGAAGGTGAAGATTATTATGATCAAGGAACTGCTTACCTATTACGTGTATCTACAATCTATTGGAAGTCACAAAGAAAAGTGGGACACCTAATTACAGTAAATGATGAAGGTGAAGTAAGTATGGCAATTGTAGATGAAGACTATAAAACTACAGTTAAACCAATTTATGATACAAGATTAGATAAGAATAAAACTAAAGACAATCTTATCTATGGAGAACACATTGACTGGATTTGGATCAATGAAGTTTGGGGTGGTGTAAAAATTGGACCAAACATTCCTTCATTCTGGGGTATGAATAATCCAGGAGGATTTACTCCAATGTATATTGGTGTAGATAGAAATCATATTGGCCCACTTAAATTCCAATTTAAAGGAGACTCAACATTATATGGTTGTAAACTTCCAGTAGAAGGTGCTGTATTCTCAGATAGAAATACTAAGTCTACTGCACTTCTTGATTTAATGAAGCCATATCAGATTGGATACAATATTGTAAACAATCAGATTGCAGATATCTTAGTAGATGAGTTAGGTACAATTATCATGCTTGACCAAAATACTTTACCAAGACACTCATTAGGAGAAGACTGGGGGAAAGGTAACTTGGCTAAAGCATATGTTGCAATGAAGAATTTCAACATGTTACCTCTTGATACATCTATCACAAATACTGAGAATGCATTAAACTTTAATCATTTTCAGAAACTTGACCTTTCTCAAACAGAAAGATTGATGTCAAGAATTAATCTTGCAAATCACTTTAAACAACAAGCATATGAAGTAATTGGTGTTAATCCACAAAGAATGGGACAACAGTTATCTCAGATGACTGCTACAGGTGTAGAACAAGCCGCTGCAGCATCTTATGCACAGACAGAGGTATTCTTTATCCAACACTGTGATTATCTAATGCCTAGAGTTCACCAAATGCGTACAGACCTAGCACAATACTATCACTCAACTAAACCATCTTCAAGATTAAGTTATATCACTTCTGCAGATGAGAAAGTAAATTTTGAGATTAATGGTACAGATCTTTTAATGAGAGACCTTAATATATTCTGTAGTACAACTGCAAACCATAGATCAATTCTTGAGCAATTGAAACAAATGGCAATGAATAATAATACTACAGGAGCTTCTATATATGACTTAGGTAAAATTTACCAATCTGAATCAATTGCTGAACTTAATACTGTTCTTAAAAATACTGAGTTTAAACAACAGCAAGAAAAACAACAAGAACAACAAGCACAGCAACAAATGCAAGAACAACAACTTAAAGCTCAGTCTGATGAAAACAGAATGAAGAGAGAGTATGAAGAAGCACAGAAAGAAAAAGATAGACAAACTGAAATTCTTATTGCAGAAATTAAATCTGCTGGTTATGGTGCTATGCAAGATGTCAATAAGAATGAGATCTCTGATTATCAAGATGCTATGAAAGATATTAGACAAACAGAACAATATCAAGCACAAACTGATCTTCAAAGAGAGAAGGATACAAACAGAATGATTATTGACAGAAACAAGTTAGATCTTGAAAGACAGAAGTTAGCTACCCAAAGAGAAATAGCAGATAAGCAACTAGAAATAGCAAGAGTTAATAAAAATAAATATGATAAAGGTGGTGAAGTGAAAAAGAAAAAGTAGGTTAGCTATATAGTGCTAAAAACTTATTTTACTCTTTTAAATTTCTCAAGTTTATTTATTATATTGAAGTATACCAAAAAACCAACAACATGGAAAAAACCAACAAAAATCCTGATGAAGATCAGGTGCTAGACACTACAACGGTAGGTCAAATAGATGTTAATATTGATGAGATTTTTGGAACACCTGGTGCAGATAGTGTAATGCTACCTACAGAAGGTGAAGAAGAAAAACAAAAGTCTTTATTTTCTAAAGAGAATATAGACACCACGTTCCTTGACAACCCAACGGCTACTCCTCAAGAAAGAGAAGAAGCCCGAGAAAAGAAAGAAGAAGTTGAAGAAGCAATTGCTGAACTTGACAATTTAATTTCTCAAGAAGAAGAAGCTGGTAACAAAGGTAGACCAAAGGTTGATAAATCTGGTTTATATGAGTTAGCATCTAAAATGATTGAGGAAGGAGCTTTAATTCCTTTTGATGATGATAAACCTTTAGAGGATTATACAACAAAAGAATTTAGAGAACTCTTTGAAGCTAACATGGCAGAAAGAGAAAACCAAGTTAAGGAATCTGTACCTCAAGAATTTTTTCAAGCATTACCACAAGAACTTCAGTATGCAGCAAAGTATGTAGCTGATGGTGGTCAAGACATGAAAGGTTTGTTCAGAACACTTGCACAAGTGGAAGAAATGAGACAACTTGATCCTACAGATCAGTATGATCAAGCAGAAATTGCAAGACAGTATCTTCATGCAACAGGTTTTGGTTCACCAGAAGAAATTGAAAATGAGATTCAAGACTGGTTAGACTTAGATAGACTAGAACAAAAAGCTGTTCAATTTAAACCAAAATTGGACAGAATGCAGAATGAGATTATACAAAAACAACTTGCAGAACAAGAAGCAAGAAAACAACAACAATCACAAGCTGCAAAAGCATACCAAGATAATGTATTCAATACTCTTCAAGGAGGAGATCTAGGTGGTATCAAACTTGATAAGAAAACACAGAGTTTACTTTTTTCAGGTTTAGTTCAACCAAACTATCCTTCTATCTCAGGTAAACCTACAAACATGCTTGGACACTTATTAGAAAAGTATCAGTTTGTAGAACCAAGACATGATTTGATTGCTGAAGCTCTTTGGTTACTTGCAGATCCAGATGGTTACAAAAACAAAGTAAGAGATCAGGGATCTAAAAGAGCTGTAGAAGACACAGTAAGAAAATTAAAAACAGAGGAATCTAGAAAACTTGCTTCTAGTCCAGAATATGATGAAGAAGAAAGAAGAACAACTTCTCCAACTAGACAACCTCAAAAAACACTCTCTAGACAAAACAATTTGTTTAAGAGATTTTAATTAGTAACAAATAAATAAATAAATAAAATGGCAACTCCAGTTTTAAACAATGGTATATTTCTACGAGATACCGCGTACAATGCTACGTCACATGTAGACTCTTACCACTTGGTTAACATGTTGAAGGATGCAGAACCAATGGACTTAGGTCCAGTGGACCTTTGGGCTATGGCTCAAAAGGTTGAAATGCCTCTTTACCAAATGTCTAGCTTTGGTGGTAAAAATGTAATTATGGTTGACAATGCTCGTGGGGAGTATAGATGGCAGACACCTGTCTCTACTGACTTACCATACATTGTTGAGGATATTGAACCTACCAATGATTTTAAAGGTATTGAAGGTACAACCTTCCGTATCAAATTGAACAGACGTGAGTTTGGACATGGTGATATCATCACTTATGACAAATACAACGGTGTTGAGATGTACATCACTACAGAAGATATTCTTCCTATGGGTGACGGTTTCATCTATACTGTTCAGTTGGTAAACAATGACAACTACAAATACATTGATAACAAGTATTTGGCTAATGGTACCAAAGTATTCCGTAAAGGTTCTGCAAGAGGTGAGTATGGTGAGAGATTCTCTGACATTACTACAAGAACAGGTTTCCGTGAATTCTACAACTTTGTTGGTGGTGCTGAAGCTCACGTACACTATTCTATCTCTAGCCGTGCTGACTTGATGATCAAAGGTGGAATGAATGCAGATGGTACAGTTCCTGTAACTGAGATCTGGAGAACATTTGACAAAACTATGGATCCATCAATCACTTCTTTGGAAGACATGGTTAAAGTTATGGGTAAAGACAAAGTGAAAAAAGCATTTGATAATGGTGATTTGTCAAGAACATTCTTGACTGCTATGGAATCTGCTCACTTGTCTAAAATTGCTACTGACATTGAAACTTACTTAATGTGGGGACAAGGTGGTAGAGTTCGTCAAGATGGTCCAGATGATCTTAGATTATCTGTGGGTCTTTGGAAACAGTTGGATAACTCTTTCAAAAGAGTATATAACAAAAACAACTTTACCCTTGACTTATTCCGTTCTGAGATCTACAACTTCTTCAATGGTAAAGTTGAATTCCAAGGTCCAGATCCAAAACGTAGCCTAGTTGTACAAACAGGTATGGGTGGTATGAGAATGGTTAATGAAGCAATTCGTGTAGAAGCAATGTCTTCTGGACTTCTTATCCAAGCTTCTGATATTGGTGCAATCACTGGTAAAGGTATGGACTTGAACTTTGGTTTTGCTTACACTTCTTATGTTATCCCATTCTTGGCTAACGTTAAGTTTGTGTTGAACCCAGCATTTGACAACGTTCATACAAATGATATTGAGAACCCAATCATTGATGGTTTCCCATTATCTTCTTATTCATTCATTATCTTTGATATCACTGATAACACTAATGACAATATCTTCTTATTGAAATTGTCTTGGGATAATCAATTGAAATGGTGGTATCAAAACGGTACTATGGACTACATGGGACGTAGCCAAGGCTTCCAGTCTTCTGGTCAGTTCAATGGATACCGTGTAATGATGTCTCAAACAATGCCAGCAATCTGGGTTAAAGACCCTACTAAAGTGTTGAAGATTGTTATGAGAAACCCAATCACTGGTGGATCATTCTAACCAGACACAATAAAGACGGGGAGGAGTCAAACTCCTCCCTTTTTTTTGACTAAATTTAAACCAACAAAAATAAAAACCAACAACAATGGAAAATTTCACAATGGTAGAAACCGGTAACGGAACTGTAAAAAAAACAGCAATTGCAATCCGTCCGTTCTTTGACAATTCAGCTTCTAACATGGGATTAGAAGATTATGGCATGTCTTTATTTGATGGAGTAAAACATCAAGAGCAACTAGCATGTCTAGAAAATAATGGTGTAGTAAGATACCTTACTGGACTAAATGAGTTTGCTCCTGATATTAAACTACTTAAGGGAGAAGATAAAGAAGCCAGAATTAAAAACATTAGAGCAGCTGTAGCTGAACTTGAGCAAGAGTTAGCTGCAAATGTTATTGAAATTGATGACCCACAATTCTGGAATAAAGTAAAATTACTTAAACCAGATAATGCAGAATTCTGGAATAGAATTTATGTAGCTTGTGGTAATGAACCAGTTTTCTTGGATCCAAAAGATCCATATGATAGAATTAAATTACATGCTATTGAGGCAGGAGGATTTTCAATTGTAGCAAAAAGTTTTGATGATGCTAGATCAAGATCTGTTCCACCTAAGTTTTACTTAGATAAAGAAGAAGAAACTGTAATGGCAAGAACTGAATACAAGAAAATGCGTAACAAAGCACTTTCTGAACTTCAGAAATTATTTGACAAAAACAGTACTAAGTTATTCTACATTGCAAAAGTTGTAGATATCAATAGTACACAATATAGAAAATCAACACCAAATGATATTATCTATGAGAACATGGATAGATATATTAATGGTGAGGGTGGAGAAACCAACAAAGAACGTGCTGCTAAATCCTTTATGGAAACTGCAAACATGGATATGGAAACATTAAAACTTAAATCAATAGTTCGTGATTCCACAT